ATCAACAGGCACAACAACCTCAACAAGAGCAGCCATTTGTAGTACAGCCTACACAAGAGGCTTTACAATGGAAGTCACAAAACAATTGGTTTGGTGAAGATCCAGAAGCTACACAATACGCACAATATACTCATGTAAATTTGGTTAATGAAGGTTTTGAACCAGATTCAGAAGAATATTACAGTGAGTTAAATAACAGAATTTATAAAGTTTATCCAGATCTTAAATCTGGAAATGCTGGACAAAGTGAGGGCAGGCCCGCTGTGCAAAGAGTCGCCTCCGCTTCCGTAGGAAGTCGGCAAAAAACACAAGGCAAAAAGAACGGTGTGCAATTTTCTAAAACAGAAGTTGAACGACTCCGTGGATTAAAACCACATGGCATGACTGAAGATGCCTGGCTAAAATCCGTTGCTAAAGAAAAACAACGAATTGCATCTAGGGAGGCAAAATGACGACTGAAAAAGATATGACACAAACCAGAAACTCGCGTGAATCCGAGCAACACGCTAAAAATACTCGTAGACAACCATGGCGACCAGTAAGAAAACTTGAAACTCCTCCACCGCCAGAAGGATACGAATATCGATGGATAAGAGAATCCATGCTTGGCCAAGAGGACAAAGCTAACGTAAGCAGAAGAATTAGAGAAGGATGGGAACTCGTAAGAGGAACTGATCTCCCTAGTGAATTTTCTTACCCTACAGCAGACGAAGGAAGACATGCTGGTCTTGTTTATAGTGAAGGCTTGCTATTAGCAAAAATACCTATTGAAACCAAAGAAGAACGTAATGCTTATTACGAAGATCAAACCCGTCTTAAAAAAGAGGCTTTAGACAATAATATGTTTACTGAATCAAGAAAAGATGGCAGGTACATTAAGTATGATTCTGATAGGAAGTCAAACGTTACTTTTGGAAAAAAGTAATATAATAGGAGAATATTAAAATGGCTAATAAAGATAGCGCATTTGGATGTAAACCTGTTCGCATGATGGGCGGAGCACCATATTCTGGAGGTCAATCCAGATATAGAATTGCTAGTGGCGCTACGACACCTATATTCCAAGGAGACTTGGTAACTCAGCTAACAGCTGGTGTTATAGGTAGACACGCCGCTTCTGGTACTGTTCCGATTGTCGGTGTGTTTAACGGTGTTCAATACACTGATCCAACAACAGGCGAGCAAGTGTTTAAAAATTATTATCCAGGCAGTGTTTCTGCTTCGGATATTATTGCAAGCGTCATTGATGATCCTAATGTTGTATTTGAAGTACAAGCAGATGACACATTTCCTGTCACCGACTTGTTCGGAAACTTCGACATTGTTGACGGATCACCAGTTGGCGACACTTCATCTGGGATTTCAAACCTAGAACTTGACGTGACTACTGGAGCTACTACAGCTGCATTGCCACTCAAGTGTATAGATATATCCCAGGATCCCGATAACGATGATGTTGCATCATCAAACACCAATGTTCTTTGTGTGATTCAAAACCACATAATGGGACAAAAAGGTGCTGGTTTAGCATAAGGAGGCTAAAATAAAATGGCAATTTCAAGAGCACAATTAGCGAAAGAGCTAGAGCCTGGTCTAAACGCACTTTTTGGAATGTCCTATGATTCTTATGAAAGAGAGTATGAAGATATTTTCGTGATTGAGGATTCAAATAGAGCATTTGAAGAAGAAGTCTTAGTGACTGGTTTCGGTTCTGCACCACTTAAGTCTGAAGGACAAGGGGTTCAATTTGATAACGCATCTGAAAGTTACAGTGCACGTTATACGCATGATACGATTGCGTTGGCGTTTGCTTTAACAGAGGAAGCGGTTGAAGATAACCTTTACGATTCTTTAGGTAAAAGATACGTTAAAGCATTAGCAAAATCTATGGCTAACACCAAAGAAGTTAAAGGCGCTGATGTTTTAAATAATGCTTTCTCATCTAGCTTCACAGGAGGCGATGGAGTATCACTTATTAACACTGCTCACCCACTATCTGGTGGTGGATCAGCTGCGAACAGAGCTACTACTATGGCTGACTTAAATGAGGCTTCATTAGAAGACGCATTAATTGATATTTCAACTTTCACAGATGATAGAGGTTTAACAATTTCTGTCCAAGCTGACAAACTTGTGGTACCACCACAATTAGTGTTTGTTGCTGACAGAATCTTAAACTCTCAGCAAAGATCTGGTACAGCTGATAATGACATTAACGCTATAAAAAATACTGGGGTTTTACCTGGTGGTTATAGCGTCAACCATTATCTTACTGATCCAGATGCTTTCTTCATCCTTACATCTGTCAATAGCGCAGGCGAAGGTCTAAAAATGTTCCAAAGATCTCCAATGGAGACTTCAATGGAACCAGACTTTTCTACTGGCAATATCAGATATAAAGCGAGAGAGAGATATTCATTCGGTTTCTCTGATTGGAGAGGAATCTACGGATCTCAAGGTGCATAGTTTGAAGTCGTAATACACTTTATTACTCAGTATTACAATTTAAAGGGCCTTAGTTGGCCCTTATTTTTGGCTTAAATTAATTAAAATAATATGTATAAATGTTTGCAAATAGTTGCAATATTTAGTATATTAACTATGTGGGAATTGTAATTAATCAAAAAAACGGAGGCAAAAATGGCTAATTATGTAATAAGTAGTGACGACATTATTGATGCAGCATGCACTAATGATGGCAAGGTTTGTGAAAAATGTGGTGGTGACGCTACTGGTGGTAACAACAAAATCCAATTTTGTTACGACAAAGTTCTTTGCGAGCCATGTGGTGAGATCTTCATGGAAGAAAAGAAACAAGATCTTTTAAAAATGATAAAAGAAGGAGGTTTAGACTAATGATAAAGAATGTAATTTATAACAAAGACTCAGCTGACAACGCAGTTGTGGTTGAAGATTATCCTTGGGGATACAAGCTAAGAACTAAGAGAAAATACTGGATTGAGACTACCAAAAGAGGTGACAGACTTTGTTACCAGACTTTGAATCCAAAAACTAATAAATGGTGTGCTGTTAAAAAGAGCACTTATAGCGGTATTGAGGTTCTTTACGAGAACGAAGATGGACATATTAAGACTATTGGAATGGATCCTCAGTGGGCCACCAAAGAAAGTCTTGCTCATTTCCAAAAAAATGTTGACGTTACCAAGTTGACCGATGCTCAAAGAGCTAAGATCTGCGAGGCTAAAACAATTCTACATGTAAACAAGTTTGTTAAAGTTGATATTGTGAACGTAACTATGATAGATCCCGAAGAAAAGGCAAAAAAAGATGCCGAGCAAGAAGAGATTAAAGAAAAACTTAACAACTATGCCAACCATATCTATGGTGAGTGCTTAGTTAAAAATGGAATTGCATAATGATACCAATTAACAGAATATTTGTTGACATGGACGGAGTCTTAGCTGACTTCGTCACAGGAGTGCAAGGGCCAAAGTATTTGAATGGCCCTTTGACTGATTTTATTTACGAAGATCACAAAATTGCATTGAGTAATAAAGGCTTGTTCAAAGATCTACCACTTATGCCTGGTATGAAAGATCTTATAAACGCAGTCAAAGATACAGGTGTATATTGGGAGATCCTTACTTGTACTGGCGAGCTGAACAGAAAAAAAGTTGCACAAGACAAAACCATCTGGATCAGAGAACATGTAGATCCAGGAGTCGTTATCACCTGTACATTCAAAGGTGAGCAAAAAGCAGCCTATGCTAAACCTGATTCTATACTGATAGACGATAGACCAAGAAATATCAAAGCCTGGACCGATGCAGGTGGTATAGGTATTCTCCACAAAAATGCAGCTGACACTATTGCGCAGCTGCAAGATCTTACTAGGTTCCTAGTTGCGTAAATAACAGCCAAATAGTATTATCAATCTTGTAGAACTAATTGTTGCGGGCATGGTGTCCGCAATGGCTAATTTATAGGAGGCTGATTATGACTACGCATTTTACTTCGGGTGTTACCAATGTTTCTGGAGACGGAACATTAGGTAAATTAAAAGCTCCCGCACCACACAAGTATCATTCATATTTTAATGATTTTGATACTTATTTAGCGTCCGATTGGACAATCACAACAACAGAAGCTGGGACAGGATCAGCAACAGAAGCATTAGCAGATGGCGACGGTGGTTTATTACTACTTACAAACGCAGCTGGTGACAATGACCTAGACTTCTTACAACTTGTAAAAGAAGGTTTCAAATATGAGGCTGGTAAGCAGTTGGCTTTTAACATTAGATTTAAAACCAGTGATGCAACTCAGACTGATATTGTTGCTGGTTTACAATTAACTGATACAACTCCATTAGATGTAACTGACGGTGTATTCTTTTTAAAAGAAGACGGTAGCACATCTATTAGCTTTATCGTTGAAAAAGACAGCACACAATCTACGCTGACTTTACCAAACGCTTTAGCAGACGACACTTTTATGACTTTAGGTTTTGTTTTTGATCCTAAAGATCAAAAGTTTCATGTGTTCCAGGACAACGTTCTTGCTGGTACAGTTGTAAACACTAACGCTCCAGATGATGAAGAATTAACTGTATCTTTTGGCGTGCAAAATGGTGAAGCTGAAGCAAAAACTATGACCATCGATTATGTCGGTGCAATGAAAGAACGTACAGCAAACACTGAACTATAGGAGTAGATAATGACTGATACAGTAACGAGTCAAACTATCCAGGATGGTGAAAGGGTAGCAATACTTAAATTTACCAACGAAAGTGATGGCACAGGCGAGGCTTCGGTTAAAAAGGTTGATGTTTCTGAATTAACCAAAGATAGCAGAGGAAGATCTTGCAGTTCTGTATCTATATCAAGAATATATTGGGCCTGTAGAGGCATGGGCGTTGACATAGAGTTTGACGCTACAGCCAATGTGTTAGCGATACCTTTACCAGCAGATAGCACGGGTGACGAATACTATGATTTATTCAGCGGTATTCCCAACAATGCAGGATCTGGTGTAACAGGTGATATAGACTTTACTACTGTAGGACATACCGATGGCGATGCTTATTCTATTATTTTGGTTTTAACTAAAAACTACTCATAAATACACTAGGCGGTCAAAAGGCCGCCTTTTTTAAATATGGCAGTAACAAAAAGAAAAAAATCAAAACCGATAGCCAGGACCACTGGTAAGGGCGGTAATTTTAGGCCGACCAAAAAAGGTGCTGGAATGACACGAAAAGGTGTAAAAGCCTATAGAAAAGCTAATCCAGGATCTAAGCTAAAAACAGCTGTAACAGGTAAAGTAAAAAAAGGATCTAAAGCAGCAAAAAGACGTAAATCTTATTGCGCAAGATCTTTAGGACAATTAAAAAAGAGTTCAGCAAAAACCAGAAACGATCCTAATTCAAGAATTAGGCAAGCAAGAAGACGATGGAAGTGTTAAATGGCAAAAAAGAAATCAACAACACCAAGCAATGTAACTAATCCTGCTCTATACAGTAGAGTGAAGTCTGAGGCAAAACGTAAGTTTGACGTTTATCCAAGTGCCTATGCAAACGCCTGGTTAGTTAAAACATATAAAAAACGCGGTGGTGGCTACAAAGGTGCCAAAAAAGCTGCCGAAGGTGGAGAAATGAGTAAATTAAAACCAATACCAACAGATAATAAAGGCTTAAGAAAACTACCGAAAAGAGTAAGAAACAAAATGGGCTTCAT